AAACTCAATTAAAAGCTCAGACGGTGCAACTGATCTTCTCACGCTATCCAATGGATCGCTGACAGGTGCTATTGCCACTGGTGGCCGCAGGAATCTCATCATCAATGGTGCGATGCAGGTTGCACAGCGTGGGACGAGTCAGAGTATTGCGGCAAGCACTGCGCTATTTCCTGTTGACAGATTTGAAGTAGGTTTTGGCTCGCACGATCAAATTGTAGGCACGGTTTCTCAATCTACAACTGCACCGTCTGGATTTGCTAATTCAGCAAAAGTTGACATCACAACGGCAGAGACAACTTTAGAAAGCGGTGAAGGCATTACATTTAGAACTAAGCTAGAAGGACAAGACCTTCAGCAGTTAGCTAAAGGGACTTCAGATGCTAAACAAGTAACGCTGTCATTTTGGGTGCGTAGTTCACAAACAGGTACTTACATTGCAGAGCTTTACGATGAAGACAATACTCGCCAAATCAGTAAAGCGTACACAATCGACACTGCTGATACTTGGGAACAGAAAGTAATCACATACCCTGCGGATACCACAGGTACATTTGACAATGATAACGGACGTTCATTGTGGATACTCTGGTGGCTAGCCGCTGACAGTGGATTTTCTAGTGGCACTCTTAATGACGATGCTTGGGACACAGTTACGAATGCTAACAGAGCGGTAGGACAGACCACGTTAGTTACTAGCGTCAACGACTGGTACATCACCGGAGTCCAACTAGAAGTAGGCGACACAGCCACACCGTTTGAACACAGAAGCTACGGTGAGGAGCTTGCGTTGTGTCAGAGGTATTTTTATATGCATAATTACAGTGCAGATAAAGCAGATGGTCGTGCGCCAGTAGTAAATGGTGCAAATTATTCCTCAACACAACTCTATGGCACTGTGTACTTTCCTACTGCGATGCGAGATCTACCTACATTAGATCAATCTTCAACAGGTACTTATAGATTGTTATCAGATGGTGATGCTACTCATACTGCGACAGGTTTTGGCACACAAAGAGTTAGTGAAAATGCTTATGTTTTGTCCTATACAACATCTGGCTTAACACCAGGATACGCAGGATGGGTCGAATCAAACGATACAAATTGCTTCTTAGCCTTTAATGCGGAGCTATAAAAGATGAACAACATACAATCAGCGCAGTATATGCACAATCTTGATGGTGAAAATGTTGCAATTAAAATTACATTTACAGACACCAGTATGGTTAAAAATGTTCCATTGTCTTTAGGCAACGCAGACTACGCAGAAATCATGCGTCAGGTTGACGAAGGCACACTCACGATACAGGATGCGGATGACTGATGGACAAGCGCACAGTAGCTTCAGCTCACAAACGGATTGACGGTATTGAGGTTCGACTAGAAGCTCACGAGGCTGTGTGCGGTGAACGATGGAAAGAAACCATTTTACGAATAAAAAGAATTGAAGGCGTAATGATTGCGGCAACAGGAGGCATCATTGCCATGCTTGTGGCGATCTTAATTAAGGTGACCTAGTTGTGATCTTTGAAGCCATAGCCGCGATTAAAGTAGCGAATGAGGCTATCGGCGCGATCAAAGAGATGTGCGGAAATATTCAATCCGTAGGTCAGATGGGGTCACAACTCACCAAGCTGGCCGACTCCAAAGAACAGATACAAAAAAAAGCGGCTGATGGAGACATGGATGCATTTTTTGCACTTGAAGATATACGTAACAAAGAAGCTGAGATCAAGCAAATGTTCATCTACCAAGGTAGAGCCGGACTTTGGGAAGATTACCAGACTTTTATGCGTACACGTAAAGAGCTAAAAGAAAAAGAGCGTCAACGTGCAGAAGCTAAAAAATTGGCTAAAAGAAAAGCCATACAGAATGGATTTTTGTATGGTGCTGTTGGCATTGCTATTCTCGGTGTGGTGGGCGGGGCCGTGGCCTTTGTACTTTGGCTTGTATCTCTACGAGGTAAATAAATTATGAGCATGATTCAAGACATCATTCGATTGCCTAATGGATTGCTTGGTGCATCAGCAAATCAATATGATGGTATATCTGTAATCCATAAGTTTGGAGCTAACTTTGACATCGATACAGGCTCGACACCGGAGTCTGTATGGACTGGCGGGGGTTTGTATCCTTGGGACGAATTTGATAGTGCACAGACACTCTACTTAATCTCTACGAGCGCATCCGATACTACGACACTTCACATTGAAGGGTTAGACGCTAACTACAATCTCCAGAGCGAGACTGTGACGCTAACGGGTACGTCTGCTGTAAGTACAACCAGGACTTATTCCAGGATTTATCGAATGGCATACGATGCCACAAATGTTGGCACGATCACAGCAAGAGTTGATTCTGGTACTGGGACAGTTGTGGCTCAGATCGATATTGGGTACGCACAGACTCTGATGGCGATCTATACAGTACCGGCCAACCATTCTGCCTATCTTTTATGTGGTGACATTACGATTAATGCATTTAGAGACATTCAATTGAAATTCTTCACTCGATTGAATGGTAAGCCTTTCAGAATCGCGCATATGGCAGAGACTCGCGGCACATACCGGTATGATTTTCCGATTCCTATGCGTATGCCCGAAAAGACAGATCTAGATGTTCGAGTTGACGATGTTAGCTTGAGCAATTCGAGATGTACAGCGAATTTTGATCTATTGTTAGTGAGGGATTAATATGCCATTAACTACTAAAGGCAAGAAAATCAAAAAAGAGCTTCAGAAGGAATACGGTACTAAGCGCGGTACATCAATATTCTACGCGATGGCGAATGCCGGGAAAATCAAAGGAGTGGAGAGGAAGAAATGACCGAAAAAGACATGTATGATCTCAACGGTGACGGCAAGATCGACGAAGTAGAGCGCAAAATCATGTTAGAAGATATGCGCCGCAAGATGGAAGATGAAGATGCCCAACGTGACTCTATCCGCAAGATGGCATGGTTTGCATTATTCGGACTCTTGCTATATCCATTTGGTATATTCCTTGCGGACTTGTTTAGTATGGGTACAGCCGCGAATTTAATTGCAAATATCGCACCTACCTATTTCGCCTCGATCGCTGTACTAGTATCAGCCTTCTTTGGGGCAAGTGCTATTAAGGCGAAGAAGTAATGTTACAAGCTCTTATTGGACCAGTTACCGGATTACTGGATAAATTTATTGAAGACAAGGACCAGAAAAATGCCTTGGCTCACGAAATTGCAACCATGGCCGAAAAACAGGCGCATGAAGCCGCTCTCGCTCAAGTGGAAGTCAACAAAGCAGAAGCGCAACACAAATCAATCTTCGTCGCAGGGTGGCGACCATTCATCGGGTGGACGTGCGGGGTCGCGCTTGCATACCACTTTGTGGTTGCTCCACTCATACTATTCGGAGTGTCGGTCTCTGGGGTTGAAATACCTAGACTGCCTGCGTTCGATATGGACTCGCTAATGACTGTATTACTTGGTATGCTAGGACTTGGTGGTCTGCGTACCTATGAAAAGCAAAAAGGATTGACAAAATAATGTATCAATTATCACAAAGATCACTATCTAAATTAGAAGGTGTAGACGAACGATTAGTTAAAATCGTATGTCGCGCAATCGAAATCACTGAAATTGACTTTGGTGTAATCCAGGGTCTGCGTACTGAAGAAGAGCAAAAGGCTCTAGTGGCAAAAGGTCTATCTCAGACCATGAAGTCGAAGCACCTGGAAGGTCTGGCCGTAGATCTTATGGCATATGTAGATGGCAGAGGCTGTTGGGAGTTATCTGCTTATGATGACATCGCCGACGCTATGCAACAAGCCGCGACTGAAGAAGGAATACCCGTCAGATGGGGTGCGGCCTGGAATGTTTCGGATATTCGTGAATGGGACGGGTCGATGGGAGAAGCGATGAATTATTACGTTGATACTAGGCGGGCTGAAGGGAAGCGTCCTTTTATCGACGCTCCACATTTCGAGCTATATTTATAGCTTGCTATTTGTTAAAATCCAAGGGAGAGCCTTCCTTTGGCTCTCGTGATACTGCTCGATAGGCTCTGTGGACCACCGTATAGTCGTTAACCGGCATATGGTGGGATTCACGTTGTTCGATCCAATCTAGAAGATCATTAACCACAGCTACTAGATTATCCTGGAATTCAGGTAATTCGTCGATCGGTCCACAATTGCGGCACCAATTACGATCGGACAGCAGATCGCCGCAGTGGAGACAGTGGGTATATTCAGTCATTTTTATTTCTCCAATAATTATCAGGCCATATACCAATTCCGAATAGACGACGCAGGGCGACATCTATACCGGCACTTAAGAATAATACGAACACCCAGGATAGGGCAAATATTGAGATGGTAAATATAGTATCCATTATCTTTTCTCCAGTATGTAGATTTCTTGTACTCTAGCTCTGCGCTTAATTCGCTTATCGCGAATCGAGCAAATCTCGCCAATTCTACCACAGGCGTATTTAATACCCTGGACAATCTGCCAGTGATTACCGGCCACTATCAAGTATGTGGTATCACCACTGCGATCGCGATCCTTGGCCCAAGCCGCGAGAGTAGGTCGTGTATTTCTATCAATGTAGTGGCGATAGGCTACATAGATATTGTGGGCGTTTAAAATGAATTCGAATTCACTAAAGTCAGAGCCGGTGATCATAGTGCGGCCTGATCTAGCTCGCATCATACGTGAAATGTCAGCCGTATTGAGACCGGTAAGGAATGAAACCACGGCAGGTCCACAATAGCGGTTATCTTTGCCTGAACGGTTGATTGAGTGTAATTTGATTTTCATATCTATCCTCTCTATCCTGAGGGTGGCTTACGCCACCTCTCCGTATGTATCAAAAATGTAAATGTGGGCTGAATCTTCGATGATCTTCTTTGCTTTTTTGCCTGAGAAGTGTTGTGGCTCTGAACTATAAAAGACCGAAACGTCTGCATATTTGGTAACGCCACCACGTGGCCCCATTATAAAGTTCATACCGCGATTTGCAATGTACCACTTATCAGTAGTTACGAAAACAGAAATCGAGAAAGAACGACGACCGATTTCTTCGATCTTCAATTCGATTTTCCATTCTGGGTGTACACGCTTCGCTACTTCGATTTGAGCCTTCAAACGTGAAATTGTGTTGATTTGCATTGCGTTCATTTTTAATTCCTCTATCAATCTATGTAAATATTGTACCACGGCTTGATTATTTTGTCAATATATTGTTTATATGTTGCAGTTTTTATAAGGGGATTGATATTGTCATCGAGAGACAATAGGTTTATATGCGGTAACATCGGTAACACGGTAACAAACACGCCAGAGACTAAGAAGGACGCGGATTTTGGTGTTACTGAACATAACAACACTTTCGGTAACATCGGTAACATGATATAATGAGTGCGTAGGGTCTAGAGTATGTCTCTGATTCCTTCTTTTAACCCCTTTATATAGAGAGAATAGTGTATGAGTGCAGAGAGATTCCGGTCGCTTTTTACCGGAAATGATCGGTCCTTCGGTGTGTTCAATCCGAAGACCAATAAATTATTCACTAAAAATCAGCCAGTAGATTTATCTAATTACGAAGAACACCTGGAAGGCTCCAAAGGTGTTGGTATAGTGCCGATCATGGACGATGAGACATGTTGGTTTGGCGCGATCGATATTGATGCTCACGGCGATGCCCCAGATATTGATTTGTTAGAATTAGAGCAGAAGGTACGAGATAACGATTTTCCACTTACGATCTGCAGATCTAGATCGGGTGGAGCGCACCTATATCTATTTTTGACCGATCCTGCACCTGCCAAGACATTAAGAAAGGTATTAGCGAATTGGGCAGGTGTTATAGGATATGCGGGTGTAGAGATATTTCCTAAGCAAGATAGTCTACCCGAATCTGGTGGCGAACGACAGCTTGGTAATTGGATTAATATGCCATATTTCGACGCTGAGGATACCAATAGATTCGCATTCGAAGGTGGCAAGAAAATCGACCTTAACCACTTCTTAGACATCGCAGAGTCCAGGCGTATTAAACCGGCTATTCTAGTAGAAAAAGCCGAAGGTGGTTACGCGGAAGCCCCACCTTGTATTCAGAAAATGATTACTGATGGTGTCGGCCATGGGCATCGCAACGAAGCATTATATAATTTGGTGCTCTATTATAAGAAAGCTAATCCCGAAACCTGGCGTGACAAGTCATTTGATGCAAATGCTACAATATTCGAAGAGCCGCTATCGTATGCTGAAGCCAAAAAGACTATTCAAAGTGCCGGTCGTCGAGATTATCGTTATAAGTGTAAAGAAGAGCCTTGCCGGTCCAACTGTAACAGCTCAGTATGCGTCACTCGCAAATTTGGCATTACGCCAGAGGAACGCGGCGAATTAGAGATCGGCAAGCCACCTGAATTTGATAAATTAGAAAAGTACACGACCGATCCGGTGAAGTGGGTATTGTATGTCGATGGTACGCCAATTACTCTGTCAACTGCCGAGCTTATGGATTACCGCGCAGTGCGGCGAGCGATCGCTGACAATTTGACCCGTATTATCGCACCCATGAAAAATGACAAGTGGGAAGTGATGCTACATAAAATTATGTCTGAAGCGATCGTAGTAGAAGCACCAGAAGAAGCATCGACCTATGGATTCATTAAAGATCGATTGTACGAATTCTTTGCACGTACAGATTTGTCGTCTGATGGTGAAAATATCGAGGAACGTGAAGCCCTATTCCTGGGGTCGCCGGTCGTACAGAAGGTAGACGGACAGCGAGTGGTATATTTCCGTGGACCGGATTTTATTGATTTTTTGAAGAAGAATCGATCGGAAGAACTGAAAGGGTCGAATTTATGGATGGCTCTTCGCCGAGTGGGAGTCCAACATACTAAATTAAGGGTGAAAAATCAAGTGGTGTCTGTCTGGTTTGCTCCGTTGAATGAATCAGATTATATCGAATTAACACCTGCTAGAGTGGAGCCAGAGATATGAAAATTGATTATGTGAGCAATCGTTTTATAGTGCAGTGTAGCTTGGCTGAAAATGCGATGGTGTCGTTTATCCCATCAAAGAGGTATGATCGTCGCAAAGACATATGGGTAGTACAGAATCTAAATCGCAATTGTGATTATATGCTACGTCATCTGATGCAGTATATGACTGAATCCGCGATCGAAGTGGCCCAGGAGACAGTAGCTAAGAATACAGTTCGCTATGAGAAATTCCCATCTTGGTATAAATTCAAGACGATACCTTATGAGCATCAACGCCAGGCTATGGATTTTGCCTATGGCTTGACTCGATTTGCACTATTTATGGAGATGGGTACCGGTAAGACTAAGACAGTAATAGATCTATATTCAGCACATTTTATGTCTGGCAAGATTGATACCTGGATTGTATTTTGTCCGGTCGATCTGAAGCGAAATTGGGAGCGCGAAATTGACATACATTGTCCTTTATCAGACATACCAGTGTATGTGATAGACTCAGGTAAGAAAGGAGAGAAGGCCGCATTAGAAGCTGTACAACAAGAGCGTTTTATAGCCATCGTAGGCATCGAGAGTCTCTCTGTTGGCTTCAAGAAAGGATCAGCCTATAAGTCTACCCTAGATTTAGTGGTCAACCGAAAGGTGGCGGTGTGTATTGACGAGTCACATAATTGTAAATCGGCAGACTCAAATCGATCTAAAAACGTACTACAACTGTCGCAGACTGCCAGGATTATGAATATTATGACAGGCACACCAACAAGCCAAGGATTCATAGATCTATATATGCAATTTGAGATCTTGGACCCGAATATATTAGGCTTCGGTTCATTCTTCGCATTTAGATCTAGGTATGCAGTGATGGGCGGTTATGAGAACAAGCAGATTGTGTCATATCAGCACATAGATGAATTGATGGATCTGATTAAGCCGGTTACCTTCCAATGTACCAAAGAAGAAGCCCTAGATCTGCCACCCAAGACCTACACAGTCCTGGAAGTTGAGATGTCAGCCGAGCAGAAGAAGGCGTACAGGCAGATTAATGAGGATATGCGTACTGTCGTCGGCGATGATATCGAGGTGACGATCGAGCACATGATGACCAAATTCGGCGCATTGCAACAGATATCTGGTGGATTTCTCAATTACGATAATGAGTGGGAAGAGCGAGAGGCCAAGATATTGATTGAGCCGACCAAGAATCCAAAGATACGCGAAATCATCAAATTGGCCGAAGATCACCCAGATAAATCAATTATCGTATGGGCCAAATATCGAGCTGAAATCGAGATGATCAGACAGGCTCTAGAGCCATTAGGCGGTGTATCTCAATATCATGGCGGTATCGAAGATCGCATGGAGCAGGTCGACGCATTTAATAACGGTACTAATCGCTTCTTTGTGTCTAATCAGCAGACAGGCGGTACCGGCTTGAATTTGGTGGTATCCGATCTAGTGATCTATTATTCTAATTCGTTTAGATTGGTGGACCGGATGCAATCAGAAGATCGGTGCCACCGAATCGGCCAGAAGTCGAAGAAGGTGACATATGTAGATATATGGTGTAAGGATACCAAAGATGAACACATCTATTGTGCCATCTCGAACAAGCAGGATTTGGCCGACTACTTGCGGACCAAATTGGCCGATGGTAAACTTGCAGAGATCGAGTGATAGAGAGGTTACAGTGGCTAAAGTTTATGTAGTGCAGGAAAATTCGTACGTCGACTATTCGGATGCAGAACGCTTCGGCGAGGTCACATTCATGACTGCGGACGAATATAAGCCAATGAACAATTCACTTCGAAATCGTTCGATAACCGATCAGATCAGAGGTCAGATGCTTCATTTTGAAGAAGACGATTTTCTGATTCTGACTGGTAATCCAACAGTGATTGGCTATGCCTTTCATTGTGCATTAGAACGATTCGATGAGGTGAATATTCTTCATTGGGATAAAATATCGAGAGAGTATAGAGCATTTACGTTTAGAGGATAAATAGATGTTAGATAGATTAGAGATGATGGCAGAGGAAACGCAAAAAGCGTTGGCCGACCTTCCTATCCAGGAAGAGTTAGAAAAAGAGGAGCTTCGCGATCTAGCGCGGCTTCAACAGCGATTAAAGGATCTGCACGAGCTGATGGACAAGAATAAGTCCGAAGTCGGTAAGTGTTTTGATATGCTCCGGGTCGCTGTTATCCCTAAAATGATGGAAGACCAAGGTGTAGCTACGATTACTCTGTCTGGAATTGGAAGACTTCAATTGACAGATGATATTCGGGTTAAAGTCCTGGACAAGTCCAAAGAATTTGAGTGGTTAGAGGAGACCAAAAATGGCGATTTGATCGCTCAAACGGTCAACGCTTCCTCGCTCAAAGCATTGCTTCGCCGATATTTGCGGGAAGGCAAAGCGATTCCGGAAGATGCTTTCGAAGTGTCTCCGTTTACCCGCGCATCAATAGTAAAGGAAAAATGAAATGAGCACTAAAGCAGTAGCAACAGCGAAAGGTGACCAATTACCTGCGTTTTTGGCCGATAAAATGACCGATACCCGTGGCTCTGAAGAGATCGGTACCAATGATCTGACAATTCCCAGGATCGAATTGGTGCAGTCTCTGTCGGCTTGCCGCAAAAAGAATGATCCGGCCTATATTCCAGGTATCGAGGAAGGCATGTTGTATAACAATGTCACACGCGAGATGTATGGTGAATCTGTGAACGTAGTGCCAGTGTATTTTCGTAAGGAATACCTGCTCTGGCGCGACCAAGATTTAGGTGGTGGTTTTGGGGGATCCCATCAATCTATGGCGGAAGCGGAACAAGCTCGCCTAGCACAAGAGAAGCCAGAAGAGTGGGAAGTTGTAGATACGGCACAGCAATTCGTGTTAGTCATCAAAGAAGATGGCTCAGCCGAAGAAGCTGTGTTGTCAATGGCCAAGTCCAAGGCGAAAGTGTCGCGGAATTGGAATTCATTGATTCGTATCAACGGTGGGCCGCGTTTTTCTCGCGTTTACCGGTTGTCAGGTGTATCAGATCAGAATCCTGCCGGTCAGGATTACTTCAATCTGGCAGTATCTAACGTCGGCTTTGTCACTGAAGAGGTCTTTGGTCAAGCTGAACATATCTACGAGTTGATCAAGTCTGGTCAAGCTTCGGCTGATAGTTCATTTGATGGTGTAGACACAATGTGATATTATGTGGCCCTTCGGGGCCACTTTTTTATAGAGGATAGAGATGCGCAATTCAATTGTTATTTACGGTCCACCGGGAACTGGTAAGACTTCCAGGCTTGTACGTATTATCAAAGAATATATTAATTCAGGTGTGGCACCTTCCAGGATTGGTGTGGTGTCATTCACAAAGGCGGCGGCTAAAGAAATGGCCGTTCGCGCTGACGAAGTAGGAATGCAGATCGCTACCTTGCATTCGTTCGCCTACCACCAAGCCAATATTATCAAAGATCAAGTGATCAACAATGAGTGGTTCAAGCTGTTCGCACAACACTCAAAGATTCAGATATCTGGTACCCAGAATTACGAGATCGAAGAATTAGGCGAAGGCGACGCTTATTTGTCTTTATACTCATATGGTCGATCGATCTTGAGTTACGATTGGGCAACTATCTTTAAGAATGCGCCAACCATTGGTAGTTTGCCTAGATTCAATTATTTCATAGATTCGTATTGTGACTTTAAAGAGCAATTCGGCGTAGTTGATTTCTCCGATATGCTAGATCTAGCTTTACATAAGGCACCGGATCTAGATGTCCTAATTTTAGACGAGGCCCAGGATTTCACGCCGCAACAGTGGCAGTTGATTAGATCCTGGATTCCTGAGATCGAAACGGTAGTTATTGCAGGTGACGATGACCAAGCTATTTATAAATGGAATGGTGCCGATCCTGAGGGTATGCATGCCTTCGAACGAAAGCATCAATCAGAGCGTATCATTCTTGACCAATCATACAGAATACCTAAAGCGGTCCATAGTCTGGCGAATACTCTAATTTCTCGTGTTCGATCGCGGGTACCAAAGGCGTACAAGCCAAGGGATTATGAAGGAACTGTTACCAGATATGCAGATGCCAGGTTGGTCAAATTCGACTCAGATATAGATACTTTGGTATTGGTGCGTAATCACTCACTTAGGACCGATGTCGAAGCCGCTATGATGCAACGTGGCGTTCCATATATCTCCGAAGGCGGGAGACCGGCTCCGTTAAATTCGCCGCAAGCTCGCGCTGTAAGACTATGGTTGTTGGCCCAGAAGTCCAAGGGAATGATCACGGATGCGCAGGAGCGGCAGATTATTAGGCATCTCAAACCGATTTATAAGAATAAGCCATTCGACAAGCTACTTGCCATGAATTGGATGAATGCGTTAGAATTACCTAAGCCGTTATTGCATTATTTGAGTGCGGTAGAAGGTGAATATGGACATCTACCCCTGGACCCCAAGATCCGTATTTCTACGATTCACGGGTCAAAAGGGCGCGAAGCTGATAGAGTGATATTGATCAATGGAATGAGTCAACGTACTTACGAATCTCAGGACACAGACTCCGAGATTCGTACTTTTTATGTCGGCATCACTAGAGCGAAGAAAGAATTAATAATAGTATCTGCTTTTAATGGAATACATATATGATAGCGATAGATGTTGAGACCACCGGCGTTGATTGGACCACCGATCGCGTGTTTGGTGTGGCGATAGCCTGGATTGAGAATGGCGAGATCAAGTCTGATTATTTTGATGTGCGACGCGATCCAGTTAGATACCAAGAATTGAAGAAGTACAAAGACACTTTGATTGTAAATCACAATATCAAATTTGATATGCATATGTTGTTAAATGATGGTATTGAATTGCGTAATTGCGAATGTACAATGGTGCGAGCGGCGTTGATCGATGAACACCGGCGCGATTATTCGCTAGACGCTTTAGCCAAGGATTATTTAAATGAGGCGAAAGTATCGGATATCTACGAAGAGTTGGCCGAGAGATTTGGTGGGCGAGCGACCAGAAACGCTCAAATGCCGAACTTACAACATGCGCCACCAGAGATTGTGGCCCCTTACGCCAAAAAAGACGCTGAACTTGCATTAAGGCTTTACGTTGCACAGCAGGATCTATTACCACCGGTGTGGGAGTTAGAAAAACGTTTATTTCCCTACATTTTCAGAATGGAACGCGAAGGCGTACGAGTTGACCTGGAAGAGGCCGAGCGCAGACAGCAGATGTTGAATCCGCAGATCGCTCAAATGCAAAAGCAGTTAGACCAAATTGCCGGGTTCGCTGTGAATCCTAATCCATCAAAATCGATACATGAACTGTTCGACCCTAAAAAAGGAACAGATGGCCTATGGCGAGCTTGTGATGGTACTATTTTGCCTGAGACACCTGCGGGTAAACCGTCGATCGGCTCAGCTTCATTACAGATTATGAAACATCCGGCGGCTCGTCTGATTATTCAGATTCGCAAATTGACCAAGACGCGAGATACCTTTATCGGCTCGCATATTATGGGCCATGCTCGCGGCGATCGAGTACACCCGAATATCAATCAGACCAAAAGTGATGGCGAAGGTGGTACCGGTACCGGTCGACTATCCTACACCAAACCGGCATTACAGCAGATACCGTCACGTGACAAAGAGATCGCGAAGATCGTACGGCCTATTTTTGTACCAGACGATAGTATGGGTTGGTCGTACGGCGATCTAGATCAACATGAATTACGCATCTTTCACCATTATGTCAACAATTCAGAGATCGTACAAGCTTATATTGATAATCCAGATCTAGACGGGCATGCCGCAGTATCAGAATTGACCGGGCTACCAAGGAATCCACCACCAGAAGGTGGCGCAAATGCTAAGCAGATGAATTTAGCTATGGTGTTTAATATGGGCGGCGGCGAGCTTGCGGCGGCGATGGGCCTACCGTATACTACCGACACCTGGCATGGCCGCGAGATTAAAGTTGCCGGACCTGAGGCTCAGAAGATCATAGACGACTATTACCAAATGATACCTGGAGTTAAGGAGATCGCGCAGAAGGCTAGATCTATCGCCAAGAGTCGCGGCTACGTTAGAACATTGATGGGTCGCCATATTAGATTTCCGGGTGGCGAATTTACCCACAAAGCATCGGGCCTAATTTACCAAGGCACAGCCGGTGATTTGAACAAGGATAACATATGCAGGATTTTCGAATATTTAGATGCCGAATGCCCAGATGCCAGGTTGCTTCTAAACATTCACGATGAATATTCGATTTCGCTCCCATTTGGCGGAGCATCAAAGCACCTTCGGGCAATTAAGGAGGAAATACAAAGAAGACCCGAAATCAGAGTACCGTTACGAATAGACTTTTCAGAACCACAAAGCAATTGGTGGGACGCTACATGCGCACCCATCATCACAGGAGAGTAAAAATGTCAGATTACGACAATACAAACAGTGGCGCATTATTTCTTAATAACAATCGAAAGACCGATAAGCACCCAGATTTGACCGGCACTATCAACATTAATGGTAAAGATATGTGGATTTCCGGTTGGACCAAGGTCGCTAAATCAGGCAAACGAGCAGGGCAAAGGTACGTGTCTCTAGCTGTTAATGAGATGGACGAGCAACCATCAAGTCCAGGTTCAATTGGCTCAATTTTAGACGATATCAACGGACAATTGCCATGAAAAATGTAGATGTAATTTGCGATTTGCAGTTTGGATCGACCGGTAAGGGCTTAATTGCCGGGTATTGGGCTAAACAGAATGAGCCAGACGTAGTGGTTACTGCTTGGTCTATGAATGCCGGGCATACCTTTATCGATGACGATGGCACCGAATATGTACATTGTATGTTGGCCAATGGTATCGTATCACCTAAAATTAAGTATGTGCTCATTGGTCCTGGATCTCAAGTCGGACTCCGGAAGCTGTTCGAAGAAGTACGAGATTCTGGTTTTGATAAGCCGGTGTATATACACGAACATGCTTGTATCATTCAGCAACGTCATATCGACCAAGAGAATGAGGTTATGACCGGAATTGGCTCGACTAAGAAAGGATGCGGAGCGGCTCTTGCTGAGAAGATTGGTCGAAATCCATTAGCACCGATCGTGGCCAAGCATTATCGAGATGAAGTGATGCGTCTATGCAAAGAATACCGCGTCGATGTCGAGGTGTTGTCGAGTGCTGAGTATAACAAAATGGTTGATGCGGCCAAGTTAATCCAAGTCGAAGGCGCACAGGGATTTTCGCTTGGTATTAATTCTGGCTTCTACCCTTATACTACGTCTCGTGAGTGCACACCCGCTCAGATAATGGTAGACTGTGGATTACCTATCCGCAAGATGCGCCATGTTATCGGCACTATGCGTACTTATCCTATTCGTGTGGCTAACCGGTATGATGACATGGGCGAGATGGTCGGTTGGTCTGGACCTTGTTACCCAGATCAGCATGAGATATCGTTCGAGGATATTGGCGTTAGCCAGGAATTGACGACTGTTACTCAGCTACCGAGGCGTATTTTTACATTCTCGAAAGATCAGACCAAAGAGGCCGTTCGTATGGTGCGTCCTGATTATGTATTCTTGAATTTCATCAACTACTGCCAGGATTCAGACGAGGCTTTACAAATCATTAATACGATTGACAATATTTGCCATTGGTACGGCCTGTCCGGTGTCACGCATTTAGGCGTTGGACCGAAAGTCACAGATGTGGTACCATATAGTGGGGAGCTTAGATTGTGAGAGATGACCAAAACAAGCCTAAAATGTCATTGATCGACCCTAATTTCGAAGAACAGCTAGCGCGAGTCCTGGAATTAGGCGAGATCAAATATGGCGGTCCAGATTGGAAAAAGGGTATGGATTTCTCTATCATGATCGATGCGACGATTCGCCACTTGAATGAGATCAAGAGACATCAATTCTACGATAAAGAGTCTAAGCAATCACATATGGCACACGTTGCCGCAAATATGATGATGCTGAATTACTACATGGACAATTATTCGGATTATGACGTATTCGATAATTTGAAGTGGGTATCACCTGGCAATTTTGCTCGTAGAGACCAGATCGGCGATCTGCAAGAGCGGATTACCAGTTGGGCAGATAAGATTTTCCCAGAACGGACACCTTACGATGCTCTCCGAAAAATGGTGTTAGAAGAAATACCGGAATTGCTACATGAAGGATTAGACGATCCTGAGGAGTGGGCCGATGTATTTATTCTGATGTTTGATGCCGCGAATCTTCGAGGAATCGATATCGTCAAGGCGACTAATGATAAAATGACAAAAAATGAGGCTCGTAAATGGAAGCTCAACAAAGAGACTGGATTGATGAACCACGTGAAATCGGACTAACACTGGCTGATGTCTTAAGATCTTCTGATGTCAACCGGTGGCAGATTGTCAGAACTTCCAGGCATCAATCAGTAGCCGAGCACACCTTTAATGTGATGTTGATTGCGTTGGATATCGCAGAATCAATGGGCATTGAAGATCAGCCTTCTATAATGAAATGCGCTCTGATGCATGATTTACCAGAGGTGTTGACCGGTGATGTTGCTACGCCTACTAAGAGAGTCCTGGGTATCGGCGATCGATTAGAGCAGATCGAAGCTCTAATTTCATACCGAGGTATTAAGACCCAGGATTACAGTGATGTAATCCGCCACATCGTAAAGATGGCTGATTTGGTGGAGGCCGCACATTTCCTTCACCATTTCGGAATTGGGCCGCATGCTCAATCGGTGTTGGACCAGATAATCAGGCGTATTAATACGTTCCCAGAGGCACGAGCGGCCTTCGCGAGAGCTTTGGACTCGACTCCGACCACGATAGACGGTGCTTATGGCGCGACCTGAAAGGAAGGTCAAGGAGAGGCTCCGGAGGGCTATTCCTGCGGGGTTTTCTCTTCATATGATAGAACTGAGGACCGGCGAGGTAGGTTGGCCAGATATGATCTACCTTGGACCGGATCGGAAATGCGGATTCATTGAAGCTAAATGGATCTACTCTTATACCAATCCTCTAGGCCGGTGGGAAGTACCACAGCGTACTTGGGCTAAAAAGCGACTAGAGATGGGATTTCCTTGTTATGTACTAATTGGCGATGCCTTGAATACCTGGCTTCTAGATGCGGCTGTACACCTGGAATCTGACGTTATCCTGGAGTCTGTCGGCAAGTGGGGAAAATCTATCAATAAACTCGAATTACAAAATATATTGACAAAATGATCGAATTTTGATATAATAAACATATGGGGAGAGACCCCGGTATTGATAGATCAAATAGAGGTAATAGAGATGACACAAACAGAAGCTTTCAACATGGTACGCGGTCTTGGTAAGGCTGCTTTAACCAAAGGCTTGATCAAGAAGCACGACAGCACCGAGTTATTCATCGGTTTGGCTGTCTATCGTAAGCTCGATATGAAAGGTCACGACGCAGAGCTTGACCAAGCATACGAGATTGTTAAAAGCTACGTGGTCGAGGAGATTGCAAATGAAATTAATATCTAAGATCCTTTGGGAAGTGTACGGAGTCGGACCTAGGTCCGCTCCACGCGCTACCGTTTCCTGGGCCAAAGCTCGAATTGAGCTTCAATACGGGTGGCGCACAGCCGATGCCGAAGTCACGGCACTTAATAAGTGGAGAGCCAAAAAAGGCTATCCGTTAGCATACGTTTAATAGAGGAATAGTGAAATGAGATTAATAGCAAGAGCAACGCCAGGTTCATACGTCAAAGCTGACGCAACTGGTACAGGTGATTGGGTGATTGGCCGAATCGTATCGATGGATCGTCGCGATCGTGTGACAATCAATCCTGCCGACAATTCTGAACAATTAGTGGTGATCAAAAGTGAAGTCTATAAAGCTACCAAAGAAGAATACGAGACGTACCTTGAAAAAGCGATCGATTGCTCGACAGAGAGCGATGAAGTTATTGAATCTGTTTCAGAGGAAGCTCAAACGATCGTGAAAGACAAATACCGCCAAAGATACAAAATATCGGTATCACCTGAAGGTCGCAAATCACTACACAATGGTGATGTCGTCGCGCTGATGCTCGAAGGCAAAAATGTACATGAGTGTTATTCAGTCGTCGCCACTGAGACGAAGACTAGTATTCACACCTTAATGCAAAAATGGTCGCATCTGAATAACGGACAGCAACGTATGCTACTTGGTAATTACCTTCGCAAGCACTACAAAGAGAATGGTTGGGAGCCACCCAAAAAGGATTAATCAAATACTACAGGGGTCTACGGACCCCTTTTTTATAGGTACTTGACAAATGAAAAATGAGACGTTCCAGGGTATCTACGCACTCTTTGTTACCGCTAAAAATATATCTTCAGTTACACTTCGTCAACATAATCAATACCCGTCCTTCTTAAAATGTAGAGTGTTTGTTACCGTGTTACCGTGTTACCGTATTCACCAAATATTGTCACTCGCGACAAATTCACCGTCCTATTAAAGTAACGACTACAGCTTGATTTAAAATAGTGATAGTGTTAAAATGCAGTTGGGTTCCCTCAATACCCCTGTTGCCCACCTTCGGGTGGGCTTTTTCAGAGATCGATGATGGATAAAAAGTGTTCGAGCAAAGAAGAGCAATTCTGCATAGAGTACGTCCAATCAGGCGGCAAGCTTGCGGACTCTTACATGTCGGTATATACCTGGACAGGATCCAAAAACGGTTTGACAACAGCCGCATCACGTCTGCTAAAGAGACCACACGTAGAAGCCAGGATAGAGGAATTAAGGGCTAAAGTAGTGGAAAAGTGCCAAATCACACTCGAACAACACCTGGACGATTTAAAACGTCTACGCGATAAGGCTGAACAAGATCAGAAGTGGCAAGCCGCTATTTCTGCTGAGGTAAACCGGGGCCGCGCTTGTGGTCTGTATGTGGAGAAAGTAGAGCATGAAAACGCACCGACACCACAAATTGTAATTAATCGACCTTCAGATGCAGATTAATCCGACCCTACCCCAGGACGAATTCATATTTAGCAACTCGCAATTCCCGGCATTCGTTGGTGGGTTTGGCTCTGGCAAGACCGAGGCCTTAATTGTCCGGTCCATCATTGGTAAGATCAATAACCCAACCACCGATCGCGCATTTTATGAGCCGACCTATGATTTGATACGCATGATCGCATGGCCCAGGTTTGAAGAGATCTTGTCTAACCTGGAGATTCCATACCGTCTGCACAAATCACCTATCAATGTATTGCATATTGAGGGTTGCGGCAAAATCATATTTCGATCGATGGACGTACCACAGCGAATTATCGGCTACGAAGTTGGTGATTCAGATGTCGACGAATTAGATACACTTAAGAAGGACGATGCCCAGGAAGTATGGCGCAGGATTCTATCTCGAAATCGTCAAAAGAAGGCAGAAGGCAAAAATACTGTAGCTGTAGCGACCACACCCGAAGGATTCAAATTCGTATATGATCTGTGGGAAGTCAAATCGCCAGAAGGTTATGAGATCATACGTGCACCGACCTATTCTAATCCACATTTGCCAGATGGTTATATTGAATCGCTGAAGGATACCTACCCCGAACAATTGATCGATGCCTATATCGAAGGTAAATTCGTCAACTTGACGTTTGGATCGGTATATAAGAATTTTCAGCGAGATATCAATTCTACTGATGAACAGGTGCTAGAAGGTGAAACGCTGTATATTGGCCAGGATTTCAACGTAGGCGAAATGGCATCGGTCGTAGCAGTTCGTAGGGTAAATGGATGGCATGCGGTAGATGAATTGGTCGGCATCTATGATACGCCACAATTGATTGATACTCTGATTAATCGATACCCAATGTCTAAAATCAATATTTATCCTGATGCGTCAGGCCGCAGTCGTAAGACTGTAGATGCGTCTAAATCAGACATTGCATTATTAGAGCAAGCCGGTCTATCTGTTAGAGCCAAGAAGCAAAATCCACCGGTTAAGGATCGGATTCTAGCAGTCAACGGCGCATTCGACTCTGGTAAATTGTATGTAAACCTGGACAAATGTCCCAATTTGGTTAAATCACTAGAACAGCAGACTTACGATAAAAACGGCGAGCCTGACAAGACATCTGGTCTAGATCATAATGTCGACGCTTTAGGATATTTTGTCCATTATGAAATGCCGATCGTTAAGCCGGTGGCCAATATTTCCTTCGATTTTGCTGTGTGATAGAATATGAAAATCTTGACATCGAGGTGGATCTATGCCTGTAAACACCGAGCACCCAGATTTTACTAAATATCGACCCGTTTGGGTCCGTACTCGTGATGCTGTCGCAGGTAGTGTGGCAATCAAAGAGAAAAAGCACATCTATCTACCCGTACCAGATAACAATTCAGGCGAAGAAGCCAAAGGTACAGAGACAATTCGATATCGTCAGTACATCAAGCGAGCTTTATTTACCAATTTCACAGCCAGGACCAAAAATGCGTTGGTGGGTGTAGCCTTTCGTAGGACACCGACCATGGAAATACCGGATCAATTATCGTATTTGGTTGAAGACGCAACCGGTGATGGCCTACCACTTGAGCAGTTGACCAAGGACGAATTGTCGAATTTGCTTGAGACCGGGCGCAGTGGCTTCTTAGTAGATTACCCGCAGGCCGACCCAGACTTAAGTGTTGAACAGGTACGAATGCTAGATTTGCGAGCATCCATTATTCCATATTCTGCTGAACAGATCATAAATTGGAAGACAGATGTGGTTGCAGGTCGTCGAGTGTTAGTGTCGGTCGTATTGGCTGAAACGTATCTAACACCAAAAGATGAATTCGACCATACAAGTGAGACTCAATATCGGGTATTACGACTCAGACCGGATGGTTATTCACAGCAGATCTACCGCGAAGATGAGCCTTATACCGAAGAATTCTATCCTACTAAATCAGACGGGTCTAAGTGGGACGAGATACCATTTCAATTCGTAGGATCTAAAAATAATGATTCTACCATTGATGATCCACCATTAGCCGATATCGCCGATATCAACATCGCACATTATCGCAACTCAGCCGATTATGAGGAGTCGTGCTTCTTTATCGGTCAGCCTACATTATTTATCACAACATCCATGTCTGCTGATGCATTTGAACGTATGAATCCGCAAGGTATCAAGCTTGGTTCACGTGCGGGTCATGTTCTAGGCGAGACAGGATCGGCCACACTATTACAAGCAGATCCCAACCAGTTGGTGCTCGATGCAATGAAAGCCAAAGAAGCTCAAATGGTTATGATTGGTGCTCGCATCATCACAGATAGGTCAGGTAATGAGACAGCCGAAGGAGCCAGGATCCGCTATGCATCAGAAAATTCAGTCCTGGGAGACTTGGTTAATAATCTATCTGCGGCTATCCAGACTTGCATTAATTGGGTCGGTGAATTTATGGGAGTGGCAACTGAGGATGCTCAATTCCAAATCAACAACGAATTCTATGATAAGAACGTCGACCCACAATTAATCATGTCTATGGTTACACTATTGGATCGCGACATTATTGGTGAGCAGGATATTTTTGATCGTCTCAAGTCTGGCGGCATTATCGATCCTGAACGTATGTTAGAAGACGTAAGAGAGGAGCGCGGATTAGCTAATCCGTTGGTGTGATGGCAGAGAAAGACCCTAGATTAAAAAAGGCGGGTGTAGAAGGATATAATAAGCCAAAACGCACACCAAGCCACCCGACTAAATCTCATGTAGTGGTGGCCAAAGAAGGCGACAAAATTAAGACTATACGATTTGGTCAGCAAGGCGTATCTGGTTCGCCACCACGCAAAAATGAATCTAAGGCTGATAAAGAACGCCGGTCCAATTTCCGCTCTCGCCATGCTAAAAATATAGCCAAAGGCAAAATGTCAGCCGCATATTGGTCTAATAAGGTGAAGTGGAGCTAAAGTGTCTATCATCGACGCTGTTACCCGTCATCAAATCTTTGTACAAAGGTATGCGGCAGGGCGTGAACAAGAGGCCCAGGCATTTATTGAACGTCTATTAAATCTAATCGAAGGCCGAATGACTGGTGATATCACGCAATTTTCGCGTTCTAGATTAGATATGATGTTATCTGATATTAGGCTATTACATAATGATTTGTATGGCCAATTCTCACAGGATTTTATAGATGAGATCCTGGAATTCGCGCAATACGAGCTTGATTTTAATGAACGCATGCTAAATCAAAATTTAAATGTGACAGTCGCTGTTCCTGGACCGGCTCAATTACAGTCGGCCATGTTTACCAGTATTATGAATCTAGAGCCTACCAAAGGATACACAATTGGTACTGCTCTAGCTCAATTTGGCACACTCAAGGCGAATCAAATAGTGCAGACAATCAGAGATGGTATTGCCTTAGGTGATACGCATAATCAGATCAGAAGTCGAGTGCAAGAATTAGGCCCACAAAACAAGAATCAAGCGGCAAGCCTGACACGAACTATCACAAATCACGTGTCTATTCAAGCTCGCGATGTTACCCTACGCGAAAATGAAGATCTATTCGATGGTTACGAGTGGGTAGCTACCCTAGATTCCAGGACAAGTTTAATATGTGCGTCTAGAGACGGTATTATCTATCCGTTTGGTAATAATCCGCAAACAAGCCCTAAGCCACCGGCACATTTCAGCTGTCGATCGTCTATCGTACCGGTTATTAAGCCTGAATATGACGCTACTGGTGGCTTAGTAGGTGAGCGTCCGCAAATAGGCGCAGATGGTCGCGGTGTGACTAAAGGTAGCACCACTTATGAGCAATGGTTAAAACGTCAACCTGCGTCATTTCAAGATGAGATTTTAGGACCAAGCCGGGGTAAGCTATTTCGGCGTGGTGAAGTAAGTATTGGCAGATTCGTTGATAATCAAGGGCGTACCTTGACCCTGGACGAATTGCGCCAGTTGGAGCCGTTAGCCTTCGAGCAAGCGGGTATTTAATGGCCAGAGGCCAAACATGTTAACCAGAGGTGATACATGGAATTTTTAAAAGACATCGAGCTTGATGATGAAATCAAGGGCAAATTAACCGAAGGTATCCAGGCATACGTGCAGACTCAAATTGAAGAGCAGGTAACTGGACTCAAAGCCAAGAATGACGAATTGTTGGCTGAGAAAAAGCGGATTCAACGTGATAAGGAGAAAGCTGATGCCGAGGCAAGAATTGAAGCAGAAAGGGTTGCTCAAGAGCAAAACGACTTCAAACAACTCTATGAATCGCAAAAAGCAGAAGCCGAAAAGCTACAAGTCCAACTCGAAGAAGTAAATAGCAATATTCAGCGTCAAACGGTGATGTCTGAGGCCGCTAGATTGGCTTCAGGATTGACAAAAGACGTTGCAAAAGCTAAACTATTAGAGCAACAAATCTCTCAGCGTCTGACGTTGGTAGATGGAGAAATTAAGGTTTTAGATGAGTCAGGGCAACTGACGGTATCTAAACCAGAGAGCTTGACAGAATCTATAAGGGAGAATTACCCATTCCTGGTAGATGGCAGTCAAGCTTCAGGCGGTGGGGCCGCAAGATCGCAGGGCGGGGCCGATGCGGGTGAGAAAATGGTAAGCCGTACAGATTTTGACGCAATGGGCCAACGAGAGCGGGCCACATTTGTGAAGGAAGGCGGCAAAGTAATTGATGATTGATAAGGAGAGGCCAAATGGCTAATGTACTTACAGATCTCGCCGCAGACATTTACAAAGCGGCTGACGTGGTTGGACGGGAGCTTGTAGGCTTCATTCCATCGGCAACTATTAACGCAAACGGCTCAGAACGTGCGGCAAAAGGTGATACGGTTCGTGCATCTTTCACTCGTGCGGCATCAGCTGTGAACGTCACTGAAGCGATGACTATTCCGGAAGGAACAGATCAGACAGTTGACAACAAAACATTGAGCATCACAAACGCTCGCGCAGTTCAGATTCCATATACTGGTGAAGATATTCTACACCTGAATAATGGTATCGGCTTCGAGACTGTTTATGGTGATCAGATCAAACAGGCCATGCGTACTCTCGTTAACGAGATGGAAGAAGATTTGGCCCAGGAAGCATATCAAAATGCATCACGTGCGTTTGGTACTGCGGGTACTACACCTTTCGGGTCTAACTTCTCAGAGATCGCAGAAATTCGCCAGATTCTGGTCGATAATGGTATGCCTGCGAATGATGGTCAAGCATCGATCGTAATGAATACTCTAGCGGGTACTAACCTTCGTCAGCTTGCACAATTGCAGAAAGCGAACGAAGCCGGTGGTACTGATCTCCTGCGTCAAGGTACACTGCTTGATCTCCAGGGTATGATGATCAAAGAATCTGCACAGGTTCAAGATCACACCAAAGGTACTGGTACAGGCTATTTGATCAACGATGCTTCACACGCTGTTGGTGATACAACTATCACAACTGATACTGGCTCCGGTACTATTGTAGCGGGTGATATCATCACAGTTGCCGGTGATACAGCTAACAAGTACGTGGTCAACACAGCACTGTCAGGTGGTTCATTGGTGATTGGATCTCCAGGATCACGTGTTGCGCTCGCAGACAATGCGGCAATCACTGTTGGCAATAACTATGCGGCAAACGTTGCATTCCATCGTGCGGCTCTGGAAATCGCTATGCGAGCACCTGCTGTACCAAGTGGTGGTGATGCGGCAGACGACGCTATGACAGTACAAGACCCATTCTCAGGATTGGTATTCGAGATCCGCGTATACAAAGGATATCGTAAGACCATGATCGAGGTTGCGGCATCTTGGGGTGTCAAAGCCTGGAAGCCTGACTACATTGCAGTCTTGCTTGGTTAAGGTAATTGGGGCGGCATTAGTCGCCCCTTTTCCTATTGGAGGTCAAAATGACTGAAGAAAAGAAAGAAGCACCAAAGAAACGCGGTCGGCCTAAAAAAGAGTCGAGCGATCTGGTTAAGATGGTCCACGAAGATGGTCGAAAGGCTGATGTTCACCCATCTATGGTTGATGCCTACAAATCAGGCGGATACAAAGAGGTTTAAAAGATGGCTTTAGTTGTCGAAGATGGTTCAGTCGTTACAGGTGCCAATAGTTATATCACAGTGGCTGAATACAAAACATGGGCTGATGCTCGTGGGTTTACTTATGGTACTGATAGCGTTGTAGAGCAAAATATCCTTCGCGCTATGGATTTCCTGGAGCGTCAGAATTTTATCGGCAACAAAGCTAATGAGAACCAACCTTTGCAATGGCCTAGAACTGAGGCATTGATCGACGGGTACTACGCTGATGCGACAGAAATACCACCAGATGTCAAACGATCCCTTTACGAAGCCACCAAGTCTGAAATCGACGATATATCGGAACTTGCGAATCTTGATCGTCGGACTATACGCGAAAAGGTCGGTGATATTGAAGTACAGTATGATACTTCGAGTGAAAGTCGTACAATTTCACCTGCTCTATCACTGGCATTGTCTAAAATTACACTTGGCGCGTATGCGATAACGCGATTATGAGCTATTCATATCTTGGGGTCAAATCAACTGCTACGGATCTATTAAAGAAATTCGGTCGGCAGTTCACATTTACTCGCAAGACAGACGGTTCGTATGATCCAAATACCGGTAGTACTTCTCCGTCTTCTTCTACGTATCAAAAGTACGGTGCGGTATTTGACTATTCCGACTCAGAGAGAGGCGAAGGAACGGTCCAGGAAGGCGATCGACGGGTACTTGCTGAAGGTCATACCTATCAAATAGGCGACACGATAGCTATAGAATCTGAGAATTACCGCATTATAAGTATTTCAAATGTGCAACCTGGCGATACTATCGTCGCTTGTAATTTGCAGGTGCGCAAATGAGTTTTACTAAGCAACTCGAATTGGCTACACTTAATCTGCAGAATTTCTCTGAAGAAGCGGTCAAAGGTACGATATTTAAAGTAATTAGTCTTGTTGTAAAACGTACACCCGTAGACATCGGTACTGCTCGCGGTAATTGGCAGGCTACAGTCAATGCGCCATCGGCATCGCCTATCCCTGTAAAAGATAGAGAAGGCGGTCCAACGATTTCTAAGGCTCAAAAGGTGTTAAATCAGATGCCTTTAGGGTCGACATTCTATCTGACTAATAATTTGCCGTATATTCTGACTCTAGAGTATGGCGGGTATCCCAATCCACCTAAAGGTGGTCAAGGTAAGACAATTAATGGATTTTCACGCTTAGCACCGCAAGGTATGCTTAGAGTGACTCTATCTGAAGTGGCGAGGGCATTAAAGTAATGGCTACATATTTTAATGATATCCAGGCCGCATTTGATAATCGTTTGAATACGTTGACCGGTGGGTATGATATTGCATGGTTTAATATTGCATATGAGCCTGATGCAGGTACAACGTATTTAAGGCCAACATTTCTACCAACTGATACAGTACAGGTAGGTCTTGGATCTTCTGGTTTGGACGATACTAGGGGTGTCTACCAAATCGATGTGGTTTACCCTGCGGGTTATGGAAGAACCACCGTCACCGACTCAGTGGCGGACCACTTCAAAAGAGGTACTACTTTGAGTTATAATGGTACCAATGTGAGGGTCGTATCGGCTTCGATCGGTCCTTCTATCAGAGATGGGGCATGGAATTTCGTACCTGTCTCGGTAGCTTTTCAAACATATACTGACGCGAGGTAAGGCAAAATGGCTATCGCAAACGGCGCACAACACTCTCTGCATTACATCGCAGAAAGTACATATGGTACTACACCGTCAACCCCAACCTGGACACCTCTACCACATACAGGTACGACATTAGCTCTTACTAAAGATGCTATCGAATCTGAAAAATTACGTGGTGATCGTCAAGTTGAGGATTTTCGGCATGGTAATAAATCAATTGGTGGTGACGTTTCATCCGAACTAGAATATGGTGCATTTGATGACCTTCTAGAAGCTGTCATGTGTGGCACCTGGACTACCAATGTATTGAAATCCGGATCGACTCGTCGGTCATTCACCTTGGAGCGTAAATTCGCCGATCTAGCAACTGCTGAATGGCACCGGTATACTGGCTGTGAATTCAATTCTCTGGCTCTATCGGTTGCCCCAAACGCAATGGTATCGGCCACCTTTACGGTAGTTGGCAAAGACTTAAGTCTAGCGACATCTGAGATTGCTTCATCGTCATACTCAAGCGATGTCGGCAATACACCATTTGACTCATTCACAGGATCAATTACAGAAGGTGGTTCTTCAATTGCTACTGTAACTAGCCTGGAAATGACGATTGAAAATGGCCTGGAGCCTTTATTCTCAGTCGGATCGGACACTACTAATCGTCCGTCAATCGGCAAATCGCGTGTCACTGGCACACTAACTACATATTTTGATAGCAAGACATTGTATGAGAAATTCATCAATGAAACAGCATCTGAGATCGTATGTACATTGACTGATGTAGATGGAAACGATATTCAAATCGATATTCCTAATGTCAAGTACAATTCAGGACAGCCAGACGTGTCTGGTGAAGGTGCCGTGACTGTATCAATGGAATTTGTAGCATTGTATAGTTCTAGTGATGCTTCACAATTGGTAATTACCCGTACGGCAGGATAATATGGACTTTAATGATCTGGCTACAGCTCAATCACACGGCAACGGGGCAGAGATAAATATTCTGTCTCCAGTTGATGGCAAACCAACCGATGTCTATATCACAATTATGGGTATAGATTCCAAGGAGTGGCGAGCCGCGAAGAAAGCTCAAACGAGCCAGATCATTACTGCCAGGGCCGACAATAAAATGGAAGACCTGGATTACGATCGTATGGACGCTGAAGCGTTAGCCAAAATCACTCTTGGGTGGAAAGGCATAGTGAAGGAGGGCAAAGAGTACAAATTCTCATATGAGAATGCTCTATCTCTGTACTTAGATGCTCCTGCAGTCGTAAGCCAATTAATAGAATTCGTTAGTAATAGAGAAAATTTTATCAAAGGCTGATCGATGAATTCGTCACCTATGGCAGGTGGTGTTTTTGGATAAACTCCTACCCTGAAGGGTCAAAGATCAGCCGATTGGAAGCTCTAAGACAGGTAGAAAAAAGTAGGGGTATCACGCCACCAGAATTGGCAAATGCTCCAACATTAAGTACAGATCACAACAGTGTATGGGAGGCATACACCAATCTTGCCGAATATACATGGTCTGAGATAGAATCCTACCAAAGAGTTACGGGCCATCTTTTGGATGGATGGGAAGTTGAGGCAGTGATGACACTAGCCAGATACAGGAGTTCAGAACCAATATGGCCACTGAAGTAGCAACGCTCACCTTTAAAGCTGATACCAAAGAGATCGAAGCGGCTCACCAAGAGCTAGTCAAGCTTAATAGACAAGGCAAAATCACCGACAAGACGCTTAAAGACTTCGAAAAATCGATGAAAGGCGCACTTAAGCCTACTGGCAAAATGCCTGTGGCTTTGGGTGATGTAGGTCGAAAGGCAGGCCAAGCCGGTATCCAATTCCAACAATTGATTGGTCAGGTACAAGCAGGTACAAGCCCAATGGTTGCTCTCTCGCAACAGGCGGCTGACTTAGGTTTCGTACTCGGATTCCCACTAGCAGGTGCCGTTGCCGGTATCGCGGCTTCGTTGGCCGGTCCACTATTATCAGCTCTATTTGGCGTATCAGAAGAAGTAGAGAAATTAAGCGATAGAGCCGAAAAGCTCGGTATTGATCTACGAGCCGCTCTACCTGCTCTATTTGGCCAGGAATTAGACAAATTAACTGAGTCATATAATGAAGCAACAGAAGCTCTAAATCGGCAATTGGCTGTTCGCGCTAAGACAGAAGAAGCGATCAATAAAGAAATTCGGTCTGTAGTTGTCAGTCAAGAAGAAGTGAAGAGACTGTCTGAAGAATTCATGCGGCAGACCCTGGAGATTGAAACGCTCACTCTGGCTCAGAAAGAAGCCCTAAAAGCAATTGAAGAATTCACCAAGGCGTTTAATGCCGAAGAGATTAAAAAGGCCAACGAAGCCTTAGAAGAGTACATTAAGCGACAGGAGCAGATCTCAGAACGTAAAGAGATGAATATTCCGGCCAAGATGTTGGCCGAAGCTTCTGAAAGGGCGGCTGAAGCAGGGCGAGAATTAACGAAGGAAGAGCGGAAGAGATTATTAGTCGCCGGTGTTCGTTTACAACAGATCGAAGATCAAAAAGTAGCACAGCGTCTCGCCGATGAAGAGGCCAGGGCATCTCAACAAGTAATTACTGCAATGCGTCGGAAAGCTCACCAAGAGCAATTAGCCGCGATTGCCGCAGAGCGTAAGGCAAGACAACTCGAAGACCAAATGATTCTGCAACGTGTGCAAGAGATGAATGCGGCAGAGAATGAATTACGGGCCGCCGGTCTATTAGACGTTGAGCGAGACGAGATTGACTCATTTAATCGTCGGCAAGCCAAATTAGATGAATTTAGACAGAAGCAATTGATTTCTGAAAAGCAATACGCCGAAGGTAGTAAGAATCTCGAAAGACAGCGTAATGAATTCGCCATTAAATCAGCCGGTGATGCTCTCAACGCATTAGGTCAGAATAACAAAACAGCCTTTAAGCTTGCCAAAGCTTACAATATTGGTCAAGCGGTCATGAATACATATACAGGTGCTACTAAGGCATTAGCCGAATTACCGCCACCTTTGAATTTCATTGTCGCGGCGGCTACGGTGGCAAATGGTCTGGCTCAAGTACAACAAATCCGCTCGCAACAATATCAGGGTCGAGCTTTGGGTGGTCAAGTACGCGGTGGTGAATCCTATGTGGTCGGCGAACGTGGACCGGAAGTGTTGACCATGGGATCTTCGGGGCGTATAATACCAAATGACAAAATTGGTGGAGCAACTCAGACAGTGAATAAGGTAGCAAACATTAGCTTTCAAATCACAACGGTCGATGCTTCTGGATTTGATCAGCTATTGCAATCACGTAGAGGTCAGATCATCAACATGGTGAATACGGCTATGAATGATAAAGGCAGAAGGGGTGTTGCGTAATGGCCGGTACCTATCCGACAACACCAGAATTCCAGGCGATTAACCTGGAGTCTAAGCATAGCAATTTGATGTCTGAGACTGTATCGGGCAGACAACAAGTTCGTACATTGGGTGGTCAACGTTGGGCCTTTACAGCCAAGTATAACCCAATGACTCGCGCCGAATTTCAACCTGTATTCGCATTTGTCATGTCTCAGCAAGGCCGTTTCGGAACATTCACCATCGTTCCACCGGTAATTGGGTCAGCATCCGGCACTGTTAGTGGTACATTATCGGCCAGTGGTGCGGCATCTGTCGGGGCCACTTCGGTTGATGTGGACGGTATCACTGGAACATTAAAGGCCGGTGATTTCGTTAAATTCACAAGCCACAGTAAAGTGTACATGGTGGTCACAGATAGAGCGGGTGCAGGTTCAATGACTATTGAGCCACCATTAGTATCTGCTGTTGCTGATAACGAAACGGTCACATACGATAGTGTCAGTTTCACGATGAGACTAAATAATGATGTGCAATCATATAGTCTTAGTGCCAATGAATTTTACGAATACGAAATTGATCTGATTGAGGTGTTGTAATGCCTCGTACTATTAATGCATCAACTCTTACTGCATTACAAGCGGATTCGGTACGTCTGGCACACCTTGTGCGAATTGGATTCGATACAGAGTTATTTTTGACCGATTGCCCACACCAAATTACATACGATAGTGATGATTATATCGCCGCATCGCATTTTCTCTCGTTAGACACCGCACAAGAGACGCAAGATTTACGCGTAGGGACAATAGGTATGACTCTATCTGCCGTGGATCAATCGTATATTTCCATATTTTTAAGCCAACAATATGTCAATCGTCGTCTTAGGATTTGGATAGCTATCCTGGACAGCTCTGGTCAAATTGTAGGTGACCCAATCAAGACATTTGATGGTGAAATCGTAGGATATAATCTAAGTCATTCAAAAGATTCTGCAGTGATCAATATGAAGGCGGCATCACATTGGTCCGATTTTGAGCGAAAGAATGGCCGTATGACTAACCCGAATAGTCAACAGTATTACTTCGCTAATGATACTGGTATGCGCTTCGCGGCTGAATCGATCAAAGACATCACATGGGGTAAAGCCTAATGGGTTGGTTGAGAGATTTTGTAAGAAATCCGATAAAGACGACCAAAGATACAGTCAATGATGCTGTTGATTTTGTCGGTGATGTAGTCCAGGATACTATCGATTTTGTCGGTGATGTAGTCGGTGATGTAGTATCCTGGCTTGTCGATATTCCCGAACTTCCAGATATTGACCAAGACGCTCAGTCTGTTTTGGTTAATAAAAATTCAAACATTGCTCAAATACCCGTAATATATGGTCAAAGAAAAGTAGGTGGTACGAGGGTATTTGTCGAGACTTCGGGGTCGGAGAACAAGTATCTCTATATTGCTTTGGTATTATGCGAAGGTGAAGTCGAAGAAATTGGTGATATTTATATTAATGATGAACTTCTAACAGGGTCTAAGTATGCACCATATGTCACGGTAGATAAAAAGCTTGGTACAGACAGTCAAACGGCATCGAGTACACTAACAGCCGCACCTTCCTGGACTTCTACAGACACATTATCTGGTATCGCATACCTAGGTATCAGATTAGAATTCAATCAAGATGTATTTAGCTCGATTCCTACGATTAATGCTGTAGTAAAAGGTCGCAAAATATATGATCCTCGTACATCAACTACTGCATGGTCGTCAAACCCCGCTCTTTGTCTTCGTGACTATCTGACTAACACAAGGTATGGTAAGGGCCTGGACACTTCTTTGATCGACGACACGTCCTTTTCTTCAGCCGCGAATACATGTGATACTGATGTTACCAACTATGACGGGTCTGGTGAGACTGTTAAGCGATTCTCATGTCACGCGGTTATCAATACCGACCAAACATTGTTTAATAACGTCAAATTATTTTTGTCTGGTATGCAAGGCATGATGCCATATCAAGATGGTACGTATAGTCTTGTTATCGAAGATGACTACGACAGCACATTTGATTTTGACACTGACAATATCATATCTGGATTTCAGATCAAAGGTGCCGATAAAAGTGGTAAGTACAATAAAGTCACGGCTAAATTCGTTAATCCAGAAGCCAATTACCAAGCAGACGCTGTTATATGGCCTGAAGCAGACTCAAGTGATTATGCCACATTTTTATCTGAAGACAACAATAAACCACTAGAGAAAGAAATCGATTTAAATACTATCAACAGCTATTATCAAGCCAGGAATATTGCCAAGACATTATGTCTGGCATCTCGTAAAGCCGGTATACAAATATCATTTACCGCAACATCTGACGCTCTGAAATGTTCTGTAGGTGACATTGTTACTGTAACGCATCCAACTCCTGGATGGTCAAGTAAAGAATTTAGAGTGCTTTCGTTAAGCATTAATTATGATTCAACGGTCAATATCACTCTCGCAGAGCATAATGCCACTATATACCCGTGGGTAAGTGATCAACAAGAGCCGACTTCATTTGCGTCAAATCTACCCGACCCATTAACTGTATCCGCACCCGTTTTAACGGTATCGGACGAAGTTCGAGTACACAATGAAGAAGCAATATCATTTTTGATTGCAAACGTATCTTCTACCGATCAATTTACTGAAAGATTCGAGGTACAATCGCGACTTGAAGGTGAGACTGAATTTGTGACTATGGGTCAAGCCGGTGGTGGTCAATTTGAACAGGTTAACATCGAAGATGGCCGTGTTTATACTATAAGGGCCAGAGTTATTAATACACTTGGCGTTCGCTCTGCGTTTACGACATTGGACCACCAAGTAGTGGGTAAAACAGCTCCACCGTCAGATGTTAATGGATTGACCGGTAATTTGATTGGCAATCAATACTTCTTAACCTGGACTGCTGTAGCTGATGCCGATCTGTCACACTATCGTGTACGATTTGCGGCAGAGGACACAAGCCCGACATACCAAAATTCCATTTCACTTGTACCTAAAGTATCGCGTCCTGCGACATCTGTCTTTGTACCTGCCAGGAATGGTACATATTTTGTTAAAGCGGTGGATAAATTAGGTCTGGCTTCTGAAACACCGGCAACAGTTGTCCTAAGTTCGAATATTGATGAATTAGATAATTTTACCAGTGTACAGACGATTAATGAGCACCCAGATTTTAATGGCACTTTTGATGATGTCGTAGAAGAGGATGCCGGTGATAATTTAGTGCTAGACACATCATTATTGTTCGATGCTGTGACAGGTAATTTTGATGATGCTTTGGGTCTGTTTGATGGTGGTGCGGGTAACGTCGATGCTGAAGGTTTCTACTATTTCGCTAATGATGTTGATTTGGGCGCGACATACCTCGTACGAGCAACATCTATCGTTAAACAGACTCGTGTTGATTATGTAACATTGTTTGATGAGACCGAAGGTCTGTTTGATGATCGTCAAGGTGTTTTTGATGGTGACGTGAATGCATTCGATGATGTTGATGTCGAAGTACAAGCCCGATTTACCACAGATGATCCTGGCGGTTCACCTTCATGGTCTGATTGGCAGACATTCCAGGTGTCAGATTTCAAATGTCGAGGATTAGAATTCAGGGCCAGATTGACATCCACTGATGAACAGGCTACCCCATCTGTATCTTTTTTATCAGTTCAACTTGATATGGGCGATCGAACTGAGTCTGGTGATGATGTATCCTCAGGTGTCGGAGCCAAGGCGGTAACGTTTGATAAGGCATTTATTCAAACACCGGCAATTGGAATCGGAGCGCAAGACTTGCAAACTGGTGATTATTACGTCTTGACAGCAAAATCCAGGACAGGTTTTACTATTACTTTTTATAACAGCAGTGATACTGCCGTGAGTCGCACATTTGACTATGTGGCGAAAGGATACGGACGCGAGGTAACGTAATGAGCCAAAATGATTTTACCATAGCTAACCAAGGCTTCCCGGCATTCAGGGCTGATTTGAATAGTGCGTTACAGGCATTAGTATCACTTAGTGCGGGGGCTACGGCTCCAAGTACAACTTTTGCTTATCAGCTCTGGTATGACACCACCACAGATATTTTAAAAATCCGAAACGAAGCCAATGATGCGTGGATCACTCTGGCGAGGATCGATCAGACCAATGCTCGCGTTGAGATTGTTGCTGAGTCGATTGAAGCGGCTGATGCAAATGGCCTTCTGATCAAGAATGACGGTGCAACTGTTATCGAGGTTCAAGATGATGGTGATGTTGCCATTGACGGCACGACTCTACACGTTGACTCATCGAACAATCGGATCGGTGTCGGAACGGCATCTCCTGCTGTCTCTCTCGACTTAACATCGAACACTGATGCCGTAGCAATGCCTTCTGGTACGACTGCACAACGTCCAACAGGCGTTAATGGTCAAATACGGTATAATTCAACTGACAACGCTTTTGAAGGCTATGCGAATGGTGCATGGGGCGAGATTGGCGGTGGCGGTGGTGCGACTGGTGGCGGATCAGATCAGGTCTTCTATGAGAATGGTCAGACTGTGACAACCAATTACACGCTCACAACCAATACGAACGCAATGTCTACTGGCCCTGTGACGGTAGATTCGGGGGTCACAGTGACCATTCCTACTGGCTCAAGATATGTGGTGATTTAAGATGGCGATTACTTTAGACGGTACTAATGGCCTTAATAACGGTGATGCGAACATCACTAACGTAGGTGACATTGCTGTTGACTCAATCTCTGGAGATGCGGATAGCAATACCAAGATTACATTTGAAGGCTCTGATGTTATCAGTATTGATACTAATGGCTCAGAACGTATGCGTATCGACTCCAGTGGCAACTTGTTGATGGGGACTACGAGTGAACAGCGACCAACTTTATCCAGAACTCCGCGAGCAACTTTTTATAACACATCAGCAGAAGGTATGAATACTGTTGTTAGTGATTTAAGTTATGCAGGATGGGTACACACAAGCCTAGACGGTGGAACTGGCACTCACTACATTGCTTTTTTTGAAAATGTTGTTGGCGTAAATGTCGGTCAAATTACTCATAACAGCACTAGTACATCGTATACAACATCATCAGACTATCGCCTTAAAGAAAATGTAGTCGATATGACTGGTGCGATTACCCGTGTTAAGTCTCTATCCCCTAAGCGGTTTAACTTCATCGCTGATACAGACGACACAACTGTCGATGGTTTCTTGGCACATGAAGCGGCAACTGTTGTTCCAGAAGCAGTACACGGAACTAAAGATGCAGTCGATGACGAAGGAAACCCAATCTACCAAGGCATTGACCAAGCTAAACTTGTGCCACTGCTGACGGGTGCATTACAGGAAGCGATTGCAGAAATTGAATCTCTCAAAGCGCGTGTAGACGCATTGGAGGCAAACTAATGTCTAACTTGCCAACTGGCGTGTATATACACTCAAAACCAGATGGCACTCCTTTCTATGTTGGAAAGGGGAACAAGTATCGCATGGGCGAATTTTATGGCCGTAATAATTGGCATCAAAAGATCGTCAAAAAATACGGCAAACTCAACATCATCAAGAAGCATATTGAATGTTCTTCAGATGAAATTGCGTTAGAGCTAGAAATTGGGCTAATAAAGCTAATGCGTAATAACGGCTATGAACTGTGCAATCTGACAGATGGCGGTGACGGAGTTAATGGTTACAAGCACGATCCAGAATCGGTTGAGCGTGTACGTCAGAAAAACTTAGGTAGAGTGCAGACACCTGAAGAACGCAAGTTACGGTCTGTGGCACTTAAAGGTAGGCCAAAAGGCAAGAGAAGCCCTGAGCATAATGCTAAAATTGGAGCATTGATTAAGGGGCGAAAATGGTACAACAACGGCAAGAATGTCGTTTTTTGTCATGAAGGTAATCAGCCTGAAGGCTATGTGCTTGGACGAGGCAAGACTACAATGATTTCAGAAACACAGGAGAAAAAGCTGTGTCAAAAATAGCAATTTCAGGCAACGCATCAGGAACTGGTACGTTCACGATAGCCGCACCGAACAGCAACACCGACAGGACTTTAACGCTTCCAGATGAGGCGGGGACGGTGTTGACGAGTGCGAGTGATATTACTGCACAGGCAATGAATGGCCCTGCTTTTAGAGTGTCCAGAACTACATCAACAACACTAAGTAGTGCAACAAATACAACAGTGCCTTTTAACAACGACTTTTCTATTTATGGTACAAGTTTTGACACTGCTAGTTGCTATGACGCTACAAATTACAGATTTGTACCTAACGTTGCAGGGTATTATTTTTTCCACTCACAAGTACAAGCAACCGATGGAAACACAGGGACATTCAACTTAAATCTTTTGAAAAATGGGACAAGAATCGCATCTCATCAAGCAGAAACTGATTCAACCACAACATACCCTACCCATCGTGTAGCGGCTACTTTGTATATGAACGGTACGACTGATTATGTAGAAGTACAGATGAGGCAGACGACTGGTTCTAATATGACCATTTATTATCAGGAATGGGGATTTTTTGAAGGTTATATGGTGAGAGGTGCATGATGAGTTTGTACGACAAAATTATGGCTATATATCCAGAGTTGACCATTGCTGATTTTGATACCTATCGTGATGGAACTATCGAGCTTTGCAATAATACTGGCGAACAGGCAGATGACTACATCGCCAAATGGGAACATCCAACACTGGCACAGCCCACTCAAGAACAGTTAGATGCGGTAGGTGAAGCATGAGCGAACTCTTAGTCAACACAATCAAGAAAGCTGACGGCACAGGCGGTGAAGCATGAGTCAAATCAACGTAAACTCAATTAAAAGCTCAGACGGTGCAACTGATCTTCTCACGCTATCCAATGGATCGCTGACAGGTGCTATTGCCACTGGTGGCCGCAGGAATCTCATCATCAATGGTGCGATGCAGGTTG